TCTGCATATTGTATAAAGAAATCTGGTACATAAATTGTCTGTCGGCCAGTAAACGGATCTTTGTAAGGTATGCTAACAGCTTCGCTGGCCCATTTTATAATGTTAGGATTGCTATCACAAAATCGCATAAACTGCCACTCCCAAGAACTTCTGTATGTAGGTTGACGATTGCCTACATATTTTTCTGGGTTTACAACTATGTACTTACCTTGGGCAAATCTACGGCTCATTGTTTGATGTTTCTGCTTTCTGTAGTTTCTTCTACGTTGGCTAGTTTGAATCCTAAGAAAGAAGTTTTTTCTCTGTATACGTTTTGTACTTCTGCAACTACTGAACTTAGTTGGGAATCAGTTACACCTTTTAAAGTATCAATAAGTTTAAAAGGATTAATGTTTTCTAACCTTGCTTGATTTAACAACACTATACTAACACTTCTTGCGGCAGCTTCGTCAAATCCTCTTTTTAGAAAATATCCAAATACTGCATCGATTTGATTTGTTGGAAATGTTATTTGATGCAGAAAATACTTGTCAAAGAATGCTCTAACTTCTTCTGAACTTGATGTACTTTCTGAGGGGAAGTTTTGATTTTTATCAGCCATTGTTAGCCACCACCGTTTATGCTTCTAGGTTTAGCAATTGTTATGTTTGCGTTTCCAGAATCGTTAACGGGAAACACTGTATTATTAATTGACCCTGCGCCAGCACGGCCTACATTAGTTATGCCCTTGACAGCAATATTGGTAAATTCTTGACTGACGCCTGCTTTGGTTAAGTTCTTTGAATTCTGATAAGTGTTAACTGCTGTAATAGCAGTACTGATAAAATCTAAAGGACTGTTAAATGCCTGTCCCGATGCAACTCTGCCAAACACATCAGAAATGCCTGCAAGCACACCACCACTGCCAAATACTGTATTTGTGCCGCCGCCTCCTAATGACAGAGGGCTAGGTGTTGTATCGTAATGATCAACACCAAATCCTGGAGGATTGTTTGGTGATACAGATCCTGATCCGTAGTTTACTGCTTCATACGCTAATGTCATAGTGTTTTGTGCAGGCCCACTATCGGAGTAATTCATAGTGTCATGACTCCACTGTGAAATCACTGGATTAACTAATGTTGCACTGGTAAATTGTCTACGACCAAATTGATAGATAGTAATATTATTAAAAAACGGAATACTACTGTTGTTGTCTAGACCATACGGTGTTCTAATAAATCCAGGACCTAACATCGCAGTTCTATTATAGTTTCCGTAGATTTTACTAGCTTCTGCATCGGCATAGTAATAACCATAATAGTTTTCCCATAACTGTCTAACAACTCCAAAGTTGTCTTCGTGGAATACTATATTCACAGGTTGATAATCAATTTTAGTTTGTACAACTTTTTTTCTATTATATTGATTTAGTGTTTCTGTAGCAATTTGAAATTTAGGTAATTCAGCAGTTTTAACCAACATGTTAATTTCATTTTGGTGCTGATACTTAAAATTTAAACTTTTTAATGCTTGACTGTTGATGCTAAAACTTACATGATACTGAAATTTTAACTTTGGTGCTAGACGCATGTCGTCGTCAACAAACATCCTGGCTGCGTGGGCATAATCGCCCATGAGGCCTTTAGCATGTGTTAGATTATTAACAAACTGTCTAGTGGCTTTACTGGTCATACAAATATTTAGCCAAAAAGATTAACCACGCAGTTAATGCATGGTCATAAAAAAAGCACCTTGCGGTGCTTTTTTATTAGGCTCTTGTACCTGGACCAGTTGCTGCTGTGCCTACTGCACGAGCAATTGCTGTACCAACACCGCCTAGGCTTGAACCGCCTGGTACTTGGATACAGTTATCTGGCTGGATAGAAAGATCAATTGTTACAGGACCTTGTTCACCATAGCCTAGTTGTTGATAGTTAACTGTCGTTAAGTAGCAACCATAGCACTCCCATGTTTCTAAAACATTGGCTGCGTTAATGCCGTTACCGCCGTCTAAGATTTCAAGTCTTAGTGTAAACTTGTAATCAATAGCTGCTGCCGCACTAGACTGCTCTGCAAAGTCAAATTGTTTCTGTAGTTGTTCGCCAACTAGCTTAGAAACATTACCTGATACGTCATCACGTAGAGTGATAGCCATTGGTTGCCATGTCTGCTTGCCTGCATAGTTGATTTTACTGTTGTAAATTTCAATTACTTGATTTGCAAACTGCACCTGTGGACGAGCTGCTGTTTGAACTTGTTTAGTAAGTTCAGTGGTTGGAGTTGATACACCAAAATTTTCAAACATCACACGGAAGCGATATTTTAGTTTTGGCATCAACATACCTTGTGTGCTAGCGGATTGGTCGCTAGCTAAAGGTACTGTAAATTTTGTTAATGAAGCTATTGCCATGTTATTATTCCTTTAATTATAGACCTGCAATCTCGCCAGTGTTCTTCAAGCGTAATGGAATGTAGATGAATTCAACTGCTTTGACTGGCTCAATAGCAATGTCAATCCATAATTCATTACGATCGATTCTATTAGGTGTGTTGTTGGACTCGTCGCATACAACTAGGTAATCATATACTGCACGTTGTCCCACTAACTCTAGTAATAGAGCTTCAACTGCGCCTTTGATCTCATCTCTAGTGATCTTGTCATTAGGTTCAAAGATGTATGGCTTAGCCAATGCATTTAATTGTCTACGTAAGTAAATTACTAGACGTGCTACGTTGATACGATCTAACGAGCTTGCTGCACGAGCACGAGTCTTTTGACCGTAGTTAACTAATCCCGTTCCTGTTAAGAAAGTAATCGGATTAATCTTCTGCTCGTACAATGTATCACGTTGTCCACCATTTAGTGCCACGCTGCTGAATTCGCCTTCTGCAGTAATATAACCAACTGCTGTTGCGTTAGTAATACCGCCACGACGTACACCAGCTGGCGCAAACCATGGATAGCTAACTTGATCGCTTAGAGCAATAGTTCTTAGAATCATGTGGCTCGGTGGAACAACTACGTTATTACCAAAGTTGTCGCTTGAGAAGCCCCATGGATAGAACATGCCCATGTACTCGTCAAAGCTGGTTGCACCAATGTCATTGTCTTCGTTAGCTAGTAGTTCATTAGAACCCCACTTCAATAGACTTGTTGCATCAGGTGTTAATCGGGCTGGTGTATCACCTACAACAAACGCTGTTAGACCTCGATCGTAATTTAGTGTAATCATTTCACCAATTAGCTCTGGATAACCAGGGCAAGCAATCAAGTTAAACACTCTACGCTCATCATCACGCATTGCATCGTTACTGTTAACTGCTGCTTGTAGAGCTTGAACAACTACTTTACGTTGTGCTTTACGACCGAAGCTACCAGAACCGTCGTCTTGGTTACTAGAAACAGTAACCCAACGATGTGTATAGTAAGCAGCCATGGCTTCTCCGCCGGTGTTAGTTGGATCATAACGCGGATTATCTTCAGCAATGTCGATGTAATCACGACGGAATGATTTTACATTGTATCCGCTTCTACGTAGATTCCATAATAGCATACCTTGTGGGTATAGTGCTGGATCCGGAGCATCTGGATCAACATAGTTGCTAGTTAACAAGTCTTCAATTGCGCCTGCTTCGTAGCTGTTTACACCAGATGTATTGTAACGAGCATCTGCAAATAGCACGCCGTCTTCTGTTGTTTGGTCTGTTGTGTCAACTAATACCCAACGCTTAGATACAGGTAAACTTGCTAAAGCTGCATTAAATCTGTAGATTTGTGGGAAGTTTTCTAGGTCGCCAGTGTCGATCCATAGATCACCGGTTACAAGATTTCCGCTATCAGAACGATCGCCGTTCTCCGGAGCTGTTGCTGATACAATAGGACCAGCTGGATCTGTACCATTAGCATAGTACGGACTTGTTGCTGTTTTGTAGCCTACAAAATCGCTGCCATCGTGGATCATAATATCAACTTCGTCGATTACTGAACTGTACCATAGCTGGCCTTCTTCAGGGATTCTAGCAGGAGCATCTGCACTTGCTGCATATACTAATGGTTCCCAGTTACTTACTACAAAGTCACTGCCTGTGTCGCCAGCAGGAGCAGTTGTAATAAATTTTGTTCCGCTGCCAAATGTACCACTTGATGGTTCATAGTCATACGCTGAGAATCCCATTGTAGTAAACGGGGTACCGGAAACGTTTTGTACACGGAAGTCGCCACCTAACAAATGACTAATTACAACTCTATTTTTAGAATCAACTTCTGCAACAATGTTAGTAAATCCTGCACTATTAATTGCTCCGGCAATAGTGTCGGCATCATCTGCTGTACCTGCTGCGGTAAATGTAATAGTTTTTTCAGAGAATGTACCGTTGAGATTATAGTCACCTAACGTAGAGGTTCCTAATAGACTTTCTGCCATTTGAAAAGTTTTAGAGCCTGCACTTAACTGAGTTGTAATAATACTAGAAGTAATAGTAGTTGCACCTGTAGTACCTCTTCTCCAAATTCTATAGTTTGCTAGTTTTGGAGTATTGTCAAATCCTACATCTTCTGAGTGATTAGTCTGTACATATAATTGCCCAACTGGTAGATTTATGCCGCCACCGGTAACATCTAATTCATATAGTGCTGAATGATTGTTAGGGTATAACGGAGCACTTACTGTTTCCCATGCTAGTGTAGTACCATTCCAACGCTTAACACGGAAACGAGCACCTAAGTTAGCTTCTGTGGTCTTGATCCACACACTGCCAGTTGGTCGAGGAGCAACTGCGCTAGACTTCCACTGAGGTACTACTGTATGTTTGCTGATCTGTAGTGCAGGGGCAAAATAAGTAGTATTAAGTAAGTTTAATTCTGCTAGTAATGCAGTTGTGCCGGCGACTGCAATACCGTTAGCAGTGGTACTAGTTTCAGTAGATAGACCTAATGCAGTAGTATCAAAATACAATTCTAATTTACCGTTTACCGCTGCTGCTGACACCGCAGTTGGCGGAGTAGCATTGATAGCCGTTACTAATGCTGCAAGACTTGCATTACCAGTAAAACTGCTACCGTTAATAATTAATGTTTGACCGCTAGTAATTGTAGGGTTAGATTTGCTACTGGCAACAGTTGGTTGAGATTTAAACCAGTCTGTTTGGCCAACTTGCACCCACTGTCCAGTATCTTGTCCAGGGGCAACTCCGCGGCTTCTATACCATACGGTGTTGTCAGACTGACGTACTCCTAAGATATCGCCGTGTAGTGTAGTAAGTGCAGGAGTATCTGAATCAGTATCAACTGAAACAATAGCATAATCACCTACTGCGCCTACTGATGTCTTTGGACCACCAGTTAACGGATCAATCCTTGTGGAATCTGTGATTACTAATGGTACTTTGTTAGTAAATTTCTGTCCTGCGCTTGTTGTTGCGGCTGAGCCATTCCATTCAAAAATACCAAATGCTGAAATACTAGTATCTAACCAGTGTGTTCCATTAGCTGGGTTTGAATTTGGTTCTGTAGCACTAGCATCTAATTCTGCTAGGTCAACGTCGGCACGTACAACATATGCACGATTGCTAACACCTAACAAACTGTATGCAGCCTGTAGTCCATATTCGTTTTGCTCGCCAGCATGTACTGGGTTGCCGCTTGCGTCGGTCTTGAAGATAGGATCTCCAAAGGTGTCTGCAAGATCTTTCTGGCTTGTTAGGAGGTATACTTCCCCTGCATTGGCAGCAAGTGTACC